GACACAAGAGGCAGGGTCTCGGGCGAGATCAAAACCACTTGTCCTCAGTGCTCACCACATCGCAAGAAGAAATCCTATCCATGTCTGAATGTGAACCTGGATCAGGGCGTCTATCACTGTTGGCACTGTGGGTGGTCGGGCGGCACCGGAAATCTACAACGCAAAACGATGAAGGCGACATATCGCAAACCCGAATTCAAACCGCAACCTTTAAGTTTAGGTGCGCTCGGCTTTCTCTCTAAGCGCGGCATCACACCCGAGGTCATTGGGCGCAATCAGATCTCGATCTCTACGGTCTACATGCCCCAGGTCGAGGGTGAGGTTGAGACGATCGCCTTTCCTTTCATCAAGGAAAGCGCCGTCATCAACGTCAAGTACCGGGACAACGAGAAGAACTTCCGCCAGGAATCCGGCGCAGAGAAAACCTTCTACAAGTACGACGACATCGATCCCAAGTGCACCATCATTACTGAGGGTGAGATGGATGCGCTGTCGCTCGAGGTGGCGGGTTACAGGAATGCCATCTCAGTACCCGATGGCGCCCCCACCCCGGAGGCCAAGAACCTTGAGAACAAGTTCACCTACCTGGATGACCCGGTCCTCGACTCAGTTGAGAAGATTATCCTGGCGGTGGACAACGATGCCCCAGGTAAGAGGCTCGAGGAAGAGCTCGCTCGCCGGCTAGGCAAGGAGAGATGCTGGCGTGTGGTCTGGCCAGAGGACTGCAAGGATGCCAACGAAGTCCTGCTCAAGCATGGCGCCGAGATTCTCAGGCACTGCATCCAGTCGGCCACTGCCCTACCCGTCGAGGGTGTCTTCAACATCGAAGACTTCTCGGCTGAGATAGATGACATCTACGAGAACGGTTTACCCGATGGTCAGTCCACCGGGTGGAAGTGTGTCGATCTCTACTACAAACCAGTCCCAGGTCAGTGGACTCTGGTGACCGGCATCCCAGGCATGGGTAAATCTGAGTGGCTCGATGCGCTCACGGTGAACCTGGTCACCCAGAATCATTGGGTCTTTGGTGTTTGCTCACCTGAGAACCAGCCCGTTACCTACCACGGGGTCAAGCTCATGGAGAAGTACGTGGGCAAGCGCATCAACAAGATGACCCGTGAGGAATACGACGACGCCAAGACCTGGCTGTCGATCTTCTACAAGTTCATCCTACCCGAAGACCGCACGCTCAGCGCAGTACTATGCAAAGCCAAGATGCTGGTCAAACGCTACGGCATGAAGGGCCTGGTCATCGATCCCTACAACGAGCTCGTACACAGTGGGCGCAAAGAGGGAATGTCAGAGACCGAGTACATCTCCGAGTTTCTATCTGACTTGCGTGTGTTCGCCCGGGATATGGGCGTGCATGTGTGGCTAGTGGCTCACCCCAAGATGCTGAGGAAGGAAGGGTCAGATGGTTCCTACCCTGTACCCACAGGCTATGACGTAGCGGGCTCGGCTCACTTCTTTAACAAGGCCGACAACATCGTGGTCGTACACCGGGACAAGCGAGATCCTTTCGCCAAGACTGAGGTGCACATCCAGAAGATTCGATCACGTTGGCTGGGTCAGCTCGGCACCACCACACTTGAGTGGGATGCGCAGTCAGGCAGGTTCCTCGAGGGGCCAGGCGAATTTCTTTCAATAAGGTGAGACATGACAGAGAAAAAGATCGAACTCAAATTTGCACCTGGCTGCTTCGATTCCTTTGATGGAACCCAAGAAGAGCTTGATGAACTGATCGCTGAGTTGCAGGCCCTGGCCGACTCAGGTGAGTTGTTTAGCAATGCCACCAAGCTGGATGAGAAAGATGCAGAAGAGGTCATTCACAAGGCCAGCAAGAAGGGTCCGCTTCAGTGACATTCAGAAACAGGAAACTCCTGAACCTGGCCGATGGGCAAGCGTGTGTCATGTGTGGCAACGATGACGGAACAGTGGTCGCTGCTCACTCCAACCTACTGGAGCATGGCAAAGGCAGATCACTGAAGGCGCACGACGGTATGCATGCATGGTTGTGTCACAGGTGTCATGCGCAGTACGACCAGGGGGGTATGACGAAATCTGAAGCGCGTGATTTCATACTCACAGCTATCAGCAGGACTTATATGCGTATGTGGGAAAACGAATTGATAACAGTAAAGGTAGCCAGATGAAGAGGTGGAGCAACGCTGAGTTCAAGTTTTTCAAAGACCGGGTCATGCATTGGAAGCGGGCGTTCGGTCTCAGTGACTGGGACATCGTCGTGAAGTTTGCCGACCTTAAACAAGACAGCATTGGCGCTGCTGCCACGGCCTGCCATGAAGCCAGGCTTGCTGAGATCTTGCTGAACCTACCCAAGAACGCAGATTCCAGCCGGCCCAATGACCGGGTGACATTAGATCAGTGGGCGCTACACGAAGTTCTTCATGTGCTGTTCACTGAGTTTCGTTGGTACACAGTTCACACAGAGAAAGAAAAGATCACCGCACTTGAGCACGCCGTCATTCGATCTCTCGAGAACGCAATCTTAGGAGATGACAGATGACGATGTTACGTACTGCCCCGTGGGATCTACCTTACTGCGACCCACATGAAGCCCTTACCTTCGGGCCAATCGATACCAAAGACACCAACCCGAAAGACGCGATCGGTATCCGTAAGGCGCCGATGTCTACCGTACCTGCCAACGTCCTTGCCGAAGTCGGCGTGGCAATGCTGGAGGGTGCTAGCAAGTACGGTCGGCACAACTACCGGGCGGCAGGGGTGCGTGCCTCGGTCTACTACGACGCTGCCATGCGTCACCTGATGGCTTGGTGGGAGGGCGAAGACATCGACCCAGACTCAGGCATGTCTCATATCACCAAGCTCTTGGCCTGCATGACAGTACTCAGAGATGCCATGCACCAGGAGATGTGGGTAGACGACCGCCCTCCCCGTTCCAAAGAGTTCTATTCAGATCTCAATCTGAGGTCAGGAGAGATACTGGATAAACATACAGGTAAGAACCCTCGTCACTACACCATCAAGGATTCCAAGTGAGCATCCTCGAGACAGGCGGCCTAGTCAGTTTCCTCTTTGTTGCTTGGTTCACCTGGTATCAGGTGAGTCACCCCGACCAGGGGCGTGGGCAGACCAGGCGCGGAGCGATGGTGGAGGCATGGACAAATATCACGATCGGGTTTGGTGTGAACTGGGTAGCCAACCTGATCTTCCTGCCATTGGTGGGGGCGCGGTTCACATTGATGGAGAACTTTTGGCTGGGCTGGATGTACACCGCCGTCTCAGTCATCAGGCAGTACGCAGTCAGGCGGTGGTTCAACAGCAAACTAATAAGGGGATAAACGTGCAGGTAAATGGACTCAGATTTGATGGCGCCGACTATCGGCCCGGTCGAGACAACGAGCGCCTCAGTGGGCAGCTGGCGCGGGTGTGGAGGATTATCGAAGACGGAGAGTGGCACAGCCTTCGGCAGATCGCAGTTGAAACGGGCGATCCGGAAGCCAGCGTCAGCGCACAGCTCAGGCATCTAAGAAAGCCAAGGTTTGGCGGACATACAGTGGAACGCAGATACATATCTCAGGGGCTGTATGAGTACCGGTTGATGAAGAATGGAGACAGCGCGTGGAATTGAATGAGTCGCTGCTCCAAGACTACCGGGAGATGTCAGATGAGTACGCCGCAGCCAAGGCCCAGCGCGTGTACCTGGAGGAGTTCAAGAAATCTCAGCTGGCAATCCTAATGAAAGCTGCTGAGGTTAAAGGATTCAAGACCAGCGCCGCCCAAGAACGAGAGGCTCTTGCTGCCGATGAGTATCAGCATTTGTTATCAGGTTTACGGGTGGCAATAGAAGCTGAGGAACGGGTTCGTTACAACATGCGCCGCATAGAGATGGAGATCGAGATATGGAGAACGCTACGAGCAGACGAGAGGATAGAACGCAAAGCCTATGGTGCGTGACCCGCGATACATCCTGAATGCTAGTCACTCGGAGGGAAAGCCGTCTTGTTTTGCAAGCGCCCAACAATACAAAGAGTACCTGCATTGGAAGCGGCTCTCACTTGAAACTCACCTGCATCGTGGCGTGTGCGCCGACTGCACGCCTGAGTTCAAGGAAGAGATGATGGCCAAGGGTCGGTGCGATCACCCGGAAACTGTGTTCGTGCAGCACGTTAACCGTTTCAATGAGGTTGAGACGGTGGGCGTGGCAACCAACTCCAAGTGGTGGCCCAAGGTAATGAAGGGGCAGTACGTCTTCAAGGCTTTCAAGGAGAAAGAAGAATGGGGTGACCTGACTGGCCTTGAGGAAATCTCAGATAAGGAAGGCGGTTGATGGGAAAGATAAACAGCAGGGCAAAGGGGAAGTCAGGTGAGCGTGAGCTCATCCTGGTGCTGCGAGAGCTACTACCTGAGTACGCATCTGACTTTGAAAGAAACCTAGAGCAGACCCGTAATGGGGGGCATGACATTCTTGGGCTACCCGGGTGGGCGATTGAAGTTAAGCGCTACAGCCGAGTGACTCAGGCGGATCTGCGTGGGTTCTGGGATCAGGCATGTGAGCAGGCACGGAAAGATAATGGCCGGCCCGCGCTCGCTTACAGAGAAGACAGGCAGGACTGGAGAGTCGTGGTCAGGTCATTGGATCTTCAGATGCCAGCGCCAGCGTCGGAGGTGGACAGTTGGGATCTGACATGTGAGATGGGGCTGCAGCTCTTTGCCCACCAGGTAAGGAGCAATCATGTTTAGATCACCTGAGCAGGCGCTAGCCTTTGCCTTCCGTACCCGGGGGTCAACAGTCATATCTCTGCCGAGCACGGTGTACATCGCCCAGAAGATCCAGAGTCAAAGCACATCTGACTCGCTCAGCAAGTATGACCTTCATGCCCAGGCCGGGATGATCTTCTCCTTTCTCAGTCGCAGACCAGAGGCGGAGCAGGCGTATGCCTTCTACTTGTACGGAGAACCAAGGGAAAAAAAGATAGCGGCAAACTTCTTCGCACGGAAATATAGGAATCGGCTCGGGCGCTTTGGCTTAAATAAGCTGGAGCTGAGGCGTGCCATCATGGCACGCTCAGTCCGACATGTAGCTCAGGAGACTGGACTAACAGAGTGGAAGTCTTGGAAGTTAAGGCGGGAGATTGCGGGAGTCATGGAGACTGCACGCAACTCATTGATGGACGCACTGTGGACTTGGCTAGAACCAAACAGTGGTGAAAGTGAGGCGGAATGAAAGGTAAGATTTCCTGGTCATCTCCCGATGACAACTTACCCTTCACTCCATGTGAGTGCTTCAGCCCCGGTAACCCCGGGGCTTTTTTTTGTCTGCTTTGAATGAGTACCAAAAGGCAAACACAAGAACTGAAAAGATGAATATGAGGAATGTGATCACGAAAGATTGCCTCGATTAAATTTAGTTGTGCCTCCTTCGGCTGAGTGGATGAGTGAGTCTAGGTGTTGTGCTAGCTGACCTGTGTCACTGAAGCCAGCGCAGTGGTGAATGGGCTGGACTTGTAACCCAGACATCACATGGCGGCAGATTATCAAGGCGTCTACCAACTCCTTTGTACCTTGGTTGTGCATAAACATTGTTCCCTCCCGGGTTCCATTTGAGTTTGTAGATCACCTGTCTTGGAGATCCTCCACAGAAAGATGGGCGCAACCATAAATCGTCATCGATCTCATCAAGCAGGCTGGGTAGCGGGCGCATTCTCAGCCTCCTTGTATGCGGTAAGAAACTCATCGAGTCGGTTGTGCTTGACCAGGTACAGATACAAAGCGGTGTGCTTTGGTGCATCTGTGATTGGGTTAAGCGCTGTCCACAAATTCCGGTACTCCTTCCTCTCCTCATCGGTTAGATGAAAGAACGGAACGTTACGGCTGGCGCAAGTGGGGCCGACGACGTTCCTGTAAAAGTGAGGAGAGCTAGTTCCATCGGTGCTGTTGCCAATGCTGCGCATCATCTGGCGCCACGTTGAACATTCGACTGGCATGGTGTTTGACCACCCATTGAGAATGTTGTGCACGCCTCTGCTGAATAGGGTTGCGTTCAAATTAATGCTCCTTGTTCGTAAGTGAATGGGATTCCTGCTATAGCCATCATGTCTTCTTCGCACTCATACCAAGCGGCCTCGAGGATGGCGGCTGCTTCGTCCGGATCTGAGTTGACGATGTCTGAGATCTCAGATGGCTCGTACATTTCTGGGTAGAACTCTCGAATCATGTACATCGCCTTCATTGGATTCATGATTACCCAGTCAGTCAGGCCAGCCGTTGGATTCCTGGACATGGCGTTGTAGCAAGAGCGAATGATTCGACCCAGCGAGTCAGTGGACAGTTGTTTGACGGGCTTTATTCCACGGTCGATTGCGTCGAACCTTTGGGACTTTTTTCTTTGTGCTTTCTTCTCCTTTCTCGTAAGTGGCTTGCTCTTGGGGGCCGGATCAACCCATGTCTTGCTCTTCTGATCCCAGATGGGATCTTCTGAGGCATAGCCATAGCGATTGCCATTGAGCAGGCTGCCGCCGTAGTAGCTGCCATGCCCATTGCTATATCCACTGCCGTAGGTAGCGGAGTAGTAGCCCCACTTCATGGGCGACCAGGCGTAGGTATTGGATAGCCATGCGCCGAAGTGATTGACGCCGGCGCTGCGGTTAATGACGACGACCTTGCCGTCGTTGTCCATGAAACCGAACTTGTTGCTGCTACTAATGTGAGATTCGATGAGCTTTTGGAAAGCTGGCTCATGGATCAGTGACTGGTCACGCATGAGTAGCGGGCGCAGGAAGTTCTGGATGTAATGCCAGGTGTCAGACTTGGTGAGGTCTGCGTGGTTACCGGTGGATAGGATGCCGTTGTGTGCCATCCACAGATTCTCTGTCACCTGATAGGGGTGGCAGTTGAACAGGTCGATGTCACCGTGTGTCTTCATACGGAAGTGGATGACAGCTTCGTGCCCTTTGATCTCGTTGTTGTACAGCTCATGGATCTCATCGAGATTGCCAACGGTCTTGATGATCTTGACGCCGTCTGGTTTCTTGACCATTGCGCCGAATCCGTCTGGGTTCTTGGAGTAAAAGTCTTGCAGGTGACCCAGCTCGAAGTTGGTGTCAGCGGTGTGATGAATCAGAATGCACATGGGAATTCCTTTCTTAGGCAGCGAGGCGGTGCTCGTTGTCAGTGTTTGCATTGAGAGATAGATAACTACGAAGATAGGTGGTGTCTTCGTGGTTCTCTGGTCTGGTTACGAACTTCCTGAAACCGATGGCGTTGAAGTCCATGATCGAGGTCTGACCTGGCATGCAGAAGGTCAGCAAGGAATCCACGAACTCGAGGGCTGCGACCACAGACTCGTATCGCAGTGAGCCACGGAAGATGCGGAACTCCACCGTGTCTCGGTTGGTTACGTTCAGTGCTTCGTAACGCTCGCCTGAGTTCTTGCCGATCGCTGACAGTTTGGCCATCTCGTACTTGATGCGGGCGTAGCTGTTGCTGTAACGGCGAGAGATCTTGCGGATCAGACCCTCGTTGCGTACGTCATTGAGGAACGACTGGACTCGGTAGATCTGAGCCTGAGTCAGGAACTGCCGGCCAACGTGGATGTGTAAGCCGCAGTTGCCACCCTCATGTGAGCGCAAGCCACGCTTGAGATCTTCGTTGTTGAGGAACAGAGCCAGCTTTTCCCGGTGAATGTCCAGGCCAGCAGGTTGGGTGACGATCTCAAAGCCTTCGCCAATGGACGCATCCCGCTCGAAGTAGCAGTACTCGCCACGCCGCAGCGACGGGTTGAGTACCTCATGGATACGACCAGCTGCTGTCTGACTGTTCTCCCCGTTTCGGTTCTGAACCTCTAGCTCGAGGCCATAAGCACGGCGATGGCGCTTGAACCAGGCACTCTCAACGATGGCAAAGCCACGGGTACGTGAGCTGTGGTATGCGTCAATAACGTTGGAGTACGGTGTCCAGTACCGGTCAACGTAGACCTGAAGCCGCTCGTTGAAAGTAATCCCATCCGCTCGGCGGTCACTTCGGTAGGTGCGTTCTGCGTTCGTATGGATTGTCTCTATGAACTGAGTCAGCACCAGGTCGTTGTCCCGTGTGTACTGTCGCAGGCCCGAATCGATGGCGGCTTGAGCGCAAGCTGGACAAACGGAGGATCGGATGTTTGGGCTTTCCTCGTTGCCCACAAAGTGCACGATTTGGCTGCCGATGTGGATGTGGCCACAAGAAGCAGTGACCATATCGATGCAACCGGTGAACTCCCTGAAGAATTCCAAGTCATTGCGTGCCTCGAACTCCGGAAGGTGTTGAGTCAAACGCCTGGTAAATTCATACACAGGCGCGGTCGAATCAGATGGAAATCCCACCTTGTAGTCAAGGTAGTCGAGCATCATCAAGACCCTGCCAATAGATGTCTTGTGAGTACGCACGTACTTGGACAGCGCATCCTTAAATGCTTCGACGAACTGATCGAGCTCGGGGTAGCGCACCAAAGAACCGCTACCCGTGGTGCGGTAGAGCCATTCGATTGTGCGCATCCACTTGTTGGCTGACATGCGACCGCCCGTTGCCCTGGCCATTGACTTGAGAGTCTTGCGTGCCAGGATGTCGAGCATCTCTGCCCGACCGTACTGCTCAACGAAGATCCTGCGATGCAGGTAGAAAAGAAACTTAGGTGTCATACATTCCTCCAGTTAAGGTTGAGGGGAAGTCCGCCCTCACCAAGAGGGGCGGGCTTCACCACTAGAACTACACAGAAACCAAACAGATGTGTTACTATTGCTAATAGAATAGCTACTACTGTGCAGATGTTGTGCATAGCTGATATCTCAAGGCAAAGGAAGAGCGGCTGCCGAACCAGTAACGTCTCCTCGTACTAGCGAATGGATACGTTGCACTACCTCTTCTGACTTGCCGCCGATGTTCCATTCAGTAATTTCATGGGCCGCCGGAGCGCTGGGTCCGCAGTAATTCCTGCCGTTCTTCCAGTTGTAGACAGTGGCGATCAACCCATCCTCGAACTGGATGTGCCACTCGGCATCTGACTTGATGGTGTCAAACAACTCTGGCCCTACCTGCTTACCAAAGGCAGACACCAGCTCTTGGTATCCGGTTCTGATGTGCCCCTGAAGACAGGTGTTATCGATGCTGACGGGTAGCTGGTTGTGGGTGAAGTACTTCATTTGTTTCCTTTCGCGTTTTGTACGTTCTGATCCATCATTAAATGCAGCCGATCGCCCCAGGCGATGATCTCTTTGACATCCTCCTCGCTGAGGTTGGCCAACTCAGACAGCTTTTGCAGCGATGAACTAGCGCATACCAATGATGATTTGGTGAGCATCTGATGTAGTTTTTCGTTGATTTCTTCTTCCTCTAGCAGGCCGATAAGAGTTACAAGCGTGCACATGTTGATGTGGATAGTTAGGATCTCTACGAAAGACTTACCTTTGATGGCGGCGATCGAAGACATAACCTCTTCGAGGTCGGTCTTGCACTTGGTTAAGAAGTCTTCTGTTTTCATGCGCCTCCTTATGGCAGTGGCAATCTGGTGGCCGTACCGGTAACGGCACGGAAAGATGGGTCGTCTGGACAGTCTTCCTCGTCGTCGTCCCACGACTCGTCGGATATAAGGCTCTCCTCTCCTTTGTTGATCCACTCCCCTTTGAAGATCTGAAAGTTGTAAGCGGTGTCATGTCCGTCTTCCTCCTGGGTGTGAAAGCCTTCGATCTCGAGGTCTGGGTACTGCGTACTGAGCCACTCAAGTAGCCGGTCTGGCGGTCCCCAGGGAGTATCGAATCGCACGGCAAACCAGGACAGGCCCACGGAGTTATCAGTTAGCCCTTCCCCACTGTGAATAATCTGGATGTCTGAGGTATCCCACTTACAACCCCAGTTGGCGATCTGCCAGTCGTACCAGCTTTCATAGCCGTACTTTGCTTTCATCTCAGCCCGAAGCTGATCTAAGGATTCCGCGCTATCTCCACCGTAGGTAGTCGTCTTCTGATTGCGAAGCTCCTCGGGACAGGGTCGCAGCGCATTGAACGGCGCGTCGGAACGGAACGCCTCAAGAATCTTGAGAGCGGTCTCCTTCGGGCCGGTGAAGGTCACATCATTGATGGTCCAGTTCGGCATGGCTTGCTCCTGATTGGTTGAAGGGATCGCCCAGCTGGTTGTAGTCCAGGGTCATGAAGGCTTCGTCGTCTGTCGCCGGGACAATGGAATACAGGTAGCTGATAGTTGACAATATGGAATCACGATTGCTGATATCCACAGACAGCAGTAGTTCTCGAATCATTTGAATCTCCTTAAGGTAGTGGTAGTTTGGTAGGCGCCGGCACGGAAATACGCAGCTCCTTGCGAACCGTACGGTGGCGAGGATCTTTGAGGACGAAGTGAACTTCCCGACAGAGCAGCTCATCGCCCTCGTAATCGCCGGGCACTACATGGTCAGCGGTGTATAGCCTGTCACCGACACGGTCCAGCCTGAGATGATCGTTCTCGGATAGCCACTCCACCAGATAATATGACTCGAAGTCAGCGTTATCTGGATCTCCGCCGGAAGAGATGCTTTCTACCCACTCCACCGGCATGTAAAAAGAAAGTTCCATGTCTACCTCCTATAGTTTGTGAGTCGAGACTTGGATAAGGTATCCAGCCGTGGACTTGGACAAGATGCGGATGAGGCGTCCCTGATGTCGATACCAGTCAACGCCACGCTTTTGAACCAGGATGGTGGTCATTCGAGTTCCCCTTCAAAGAGTTCTGGTGCTCCCAAATGTGAGAATTCAACCGATGGGCCACCGGGTTTGTGTAAGTAGTTGGCGGTTACCTCGAACTCGTCGTCGTCATCGCCGGCAAAGTCCTTGGCTTCCTCTAGGCTGTCTGCCTCGACTACGGTCTTGGTAATGAAGTGCATAGGGACAAAATACTTAGGCACGATTGGACCCCCTCCGATTGGCTAGATTTCTGGCTGTCTCTGCCGGAAGGCCGGAGACCAGGCGATTACGCTGGTCACCCTCTTCGACAATAGCCAGTAAGGTGACAGCCTCAGAGATGGCGTCAGACAGTCGCGGGTAATGAACAGAAAAGAATCGCCGGGAATACTCCGAGGCGCAAAGAACATCCTCATCAAAGCCACCCTTAACATCCTGGATAGCAGAGACAAGATCATCTAGATGGCAATCAGTATTAAGTGAGCTGCAAGGCATGATGATTCCTCCACGGAAAGATAAGTAAGTCGGACATTCGCTAGAAAAAAAAGGTGAGTAGGCAGCAGCCGAAGCCACCGCCTACCCAGTCGAGACTTAAGCCGTCTCACGCTTCTTGAAGTACTTGCTCAGCGCCTCAATCAAGGCAGCCGAGTTCTGATCCTTCTCATAGGCATTAATTGCCTGGAGAACGGTCAGTTGCATCTCAGCCTCCCGGCTGGAACGAAGGTAGAACGGACGAGCGTTCAGTACCTTCAAGGCACCGATGACTTCATCCTTGGGATTGAGGATGCGTCCCAAGACGCCAGAAGCTCTCCATGTGTCCTTGGTAGCCTCAGTAACATCGATACCAAAGGCTGAGAGAACTGCTGCTTGCTTGTTGATAAGGTCAATCTGCTTAGCGGAAACGGTCTTAGTAGTCATGTGAATCTCCTAGTCAAAGTTAAAAAGAAAGAAAAGGGAGAGCCCCCTCTCACCCGAAGGTGAGGGGGCGAACCCGTCAGTCACGATCAAGCTCCCAAAAGCCAGATCCAACCGCTAGGAGAGAGAAGAACAGCATCACCAGCGAGTGAGTGATATGGCCTAGATGAGCAGCCAAGAAGGCAAGGCATAGGTACAGAACCGAGATGAAGAACAAGTAAGTTGGACTGGACATGTGAGACTCCTAGTTAGTTGAGAGAAACTATTGCGAATCAAATGGGATAGGGAGAAGCTAACGGACAGTTCCCTAGTTTTGAGAGAGGCGACCCTCTCACCCCCGGTGGAGGGCGCCGACCAGCGGCTGAAGAAGCCAGGTTTTAGTCACAAGAGCGGCTGAAAGCCGCACCACTGCTAGGAATCCTGCGGATTACCAATCAGCAAAGGTGTTAGATGAGGGGGTGGATACCCCCCTACCGGCACCAACGATGTAGACCAGGGGGGTTTGAGGCTCCAGCAGTATCCGTATCGCACGCACACTGCCCCGATCGGGTTAATTCCCCTCTCAAACCGCCTGTGACTACCCGAAATATCCCGTACGGGGTAACGAATTACGCCAGGAAACGCTGCATCAGCAGAGCTGATGGCTGGCAAAGTGGGCTAGACACCCCCCTATGGACCCAAAAAATCGCCTACCCGGGGGGTTTAGAGACTCATGAAATGCAAAATTTGTAGCAAAGAAGCTATTGAGAAGTTCTCTCTCCCCTCACTGAAGCGTTCGGGGGGTCCGATCGACGTTAAAGGGGAGGCTGTTTTCTACTATGAATGTCAAAGCTGTTACTTTTTGTTCGCCAATCATGAAGCTGACTACGGTTCTGCTTATTGGTCTGGTCTTGATCCCGTCCACGATGGGCGTGTTCTAGAGACGCTTAGGCTTTTTCTATGGGCAGGAGGCCGGCAAGGGGTTTCTGTCCTCGATTACGGCTGCGGCAAGGGGCATTTCGTCAAGAAAGCCCGCGAGATGGGTCTCACGGCCTATGGTGCCGACCTGGGTGACCCCCGGGGGGTAGGTCTCTACCCGCTAGAGCAGGCTCCGAGAGCCGATATCGTGACCGCCTGTGAGGTGGTCGAGCATTTCACTAATCCAATGGAGAGTTTCAAACATGTTCGAGAGCTGGCTCGAGGATCTTTCGCGTTTCAAACCGCCTATTACGACCCAAGATCTTGTGGAAGAGATTGGTGGTACCTGGGCCCGGCAAATGGACACGTATCTCTCTATTCAGAGGGCGCTTTTGACATCCTGGCTGAAGAGCTGGGGGTGAAAAGCATCCAGAAGTGGCAGGGGTACCCGGGTATACAAGCCTGGTTTTTTTGATTAGGATTATCAGCATGGCTAATAAAGGACTTTACGACAATATCAACGCTAAGCGGGAGCGGATCGCCAAGGGTTCCGGGGAAAAGATGCGCAAGCCCGGCACCAAAGGGGCACCCACCGAGAAAGCGTTCCGTGATTCGGCCAAGACGGCCAAAGGACGCAAGAAGTGAGGCGCCAGGAGCTCGAGAAAACCCTGCGCTCTTACGAGCCGATGAAGGGAGTGGAGGTCAACTTCCCCGGCACGTTCAAACACGCACTCATGCCCAACCTGGTCATCCTCCAGGGGATCGTTTCGATCAAGGGTGAGCCTCACATGTACGAGCTCGAGGTCGATCTCCTGAGTCTGAGCACCCGGGAAGATGTCGAGCTGTTGATCAAGGCGCTTTTGTCCTCCTTTGAGAAGGCTGAGCGCGGCGAAACGGTTTAGAAGTGGTTCGACCCCAGCCGGATGTGGGGCTAATAACACCGGCAGCAGGGGCGTGTCCCTCCTTCTACGCAAGATCCTTAGATGCGTGACCCTGCCCTAACAACAACACCCTGGACGCCTTCTGGCTGGTAAGACAAGCGCACCAACCGGGGTTACTACACGGCCCACCCCTCTACGCCGAAAGGTGTACGGGTGGGTTTTTTATTGAAAGAGACAAATGGCTGCACGAATCCGAAAAATAAGACACGACGAAGAGACTCGCCTGAAGATCAAAGTGACCCAGCTCTTGAACCGTCTGACTGCTCATGCGGCAGGTGAGGTTGAGTTGAGTCCCACTCAGGTGCGAGCGATCGAGATCCTGCTTCGTAAGGCGCTGCCTGACCTGAGCAATATGACCGTAAACGGCGACACCGCCCCGATCACCTTTCAGTTTGATATGGGCAAGAAGTAATTGGAGATCATTAAATACGTACCGCCTGGTCCGAATGCCCGGGCGTTTCACAACTCAGATGCGTTTGTACGGGGCCTGATGGGCCCAGTCGGATCGGGGAAGTCCTCATCCTGCTGCGTCGAGATCATGGCCAGGTCGGTTAAGCAAAAGCCTGGGCGCGATGGAATCCGCAGATCCCGCTGGCTGATCATTCGTAACACCTACCCGGAACTGAAGTCCACCACGATCAAGACCTGGCAGACCTGGTTCCCTGACAACGTGGCGCCCATGAAGTGGGATGCCCCGATCTCCTCTACCGCGAAGATTCCGGATATTGGGGACGGCACCGGAGTTGAGCTCGAAGTTCTCTTTATGGCGCTAGACCGCCCGACCGAGACCGGAAAGCTCCGTTCACTTGAATTAACAGGAGCATGGATTAATGAGTCTAGTGAAATTCCTAAAGAGATTTTTGACATGGTTACGCAGCGGGTTGGACGTTTTCCGAGCAAGCTCCAAGGGGGTCCCTCTTGGTGTGGAATCATCCTCGATACCAACCCTCCCGACGACGACCACTGGTACTACCGCCTCGCGGAAGAAGAGAAGCCGAAAGAGTGGGAGTTCTTCCGACAGCCAGGCGGCCTCATCCGGTTCATCGAAGGGGCAGAAATCCGCTACGAGCCAAACCCGGAAGCGGAAAACGTTTTAAACCTGCCGGGTGGCTACAACTACTACCAGCAGCAGATCCCGTCCAAGACCGAGGACTGGATCAATGTATTTCTCCTAGGCAACTACGGCTCTACCGCTGACGGCAAGCCCGTCTACCCAGAGTTCAGGGACAAGATCCACACCCTGCCCGAAGACGTTCAGCCCGACAAGAACCTGCCCATCATCCTGGGCTGGGACTTTGGTCTCACGCCGGCCTGTGTCGTTATGCAGATCACCCCGCGTGGCCAGATCATCGTGCTCGAGGAGTACGTGTCCGAGGACATGGGTATCAGGCAGTTTGCCAACGACATCGTCAAGCCAGCCCTACTGAACAAGTACTCGGGGATTCCGCGCATATCCGTCGCAGACCCTGCCGGAAACATCAGGGCGCAGACCGACGAGCGCACCTGCTTGCAAGAGCTCTATGAAGCTGGCATTGCGACCGAGCCAGCTGGTACCAACGACTTTGTGATCCGTCGTGAGGCAGTGGCGTTCTATCTGACCAAGATGTCCGATGGCCAGCCCTCCTTCATGCTGAACCCCAGCTGCACGATGCTGCGCAAGGGCTTCAACGGTCGCTACAAATTTGAACGGCTCAAGACTTCTGGGCCGTCGAGGTTCAAAGACAGGCCCCTGAAAGACGACTACTCGCACATCCATGATGCGCTTCAGTATGCCTGCATGAAAGTGCGAAGCGGCACGGCCCCCGTTAAGGCCAAGCCCGTCATTAAGAAATCCGCGAAAGGCTGGACATGAGTTACTTGGTCGAACGAAACAACGAGGTGGATGTACGCACCGAAGGGGACATGAAAGAGAACTTTCTCTTCGAGTCCCAGCTAGCGTCTTACGTCAAGAAGTGCTGGGCCGAGGCGAAGACCGCCAAAGAAGAAGTGCTCGAGCGTCTGCTCAAGTGCGAGCGCCAGCGTCGTGGTGTCTATGACCCCGATCGGGCGGCAGAAATTGCCAAGACCGGTGGCTCAGACATCTACATGATGCTCACTGATGTGAAGTGCCGGGCAGCTGAATCCTGGATCAAGGATGTCATGCTCAACCAGCAAGAGCGCGTCTTTGAGTTAAAGCCTTCCAAAGATCCAAAGATGCCCAAGGAAATGCAGATGACCATTGTTGACCTGGTCAGGTCAGAGGCAGAAGCATTCCTGGCTGAGGGTGGAGAGCTGCACCCTGAGACCTTCCGTGCCCGCATGGAAGAGGTGCATGAGGATATTCGTAACCGCCTGAGCGAAGAGGCTGCCGACGCAGCCAGGCGCATGAGCGACAAGATACAAGACCAACTGGATCACGGAAAGTTCAATGAGGCCCTGTCCAAATTCATCTCGGACTTTGTCACCTTCCCCGCTGCCGTCATCAAAGGTCCCGCTGTGAAGCGGCGCAAGGCATTGGCTTGGGGTAACAACTATTCCCCCGTAGTCGTTACCGAGTACATCCGAGAAGTGGAACGGGTCTCACCCTATGACATCTTCCCTGCCCCCGCATCGACGGGCGTAAACGACGCCTATCTGTTCCAGAAGCATCGCCTGTCCAAGGCCGCGCTGGAGTCCATGCTGGGAGTACCAGGAACCAATGATGACGCCCTGCGTACCGTCATGGAGCGCTATGCCGCTGCCGGGTACACCGACTGGAATGCTGGCGACTCAGAGCACCGGCTGCTCGAGGGCAAGCCATTCCGTATGGCCACCAATGAGCAGACCGTAGAGACCCAGGAGTTCTGGGGTTCGGTCAACGGCTTCTGGCTCCAGGAGTGGGGCATGAAGGACAAGGACATCCTCGAAGACAAGATCTACGAGGTGAATGTCTGGATGACCGGCAACATCGTTTGGCGCTGCATCATCAACCCAGATCCCCTGGGCGAGCGTCCTTATGACATCGCCTCCTGGGAAAACGTGCCTGACTCCTTCTGGGGTGTGGCGCTACCCGAGGTTATGCGGGATACCCAGGTCATGTGTAACGCCGCTGCCCGGGCGCTGGCCAACAACATGGGCATTGCCTCTGGCCCCCAGGTTGAGGTCACGGTCGATCGCCTACCGGACGGTGAAGAAATCTCCGATGTCTACCCGTGGAAGATTTGGCAGGTAACAACCGATCGTACGGGTGGTGGTCAGCCAGCTGTTCGCTTCTTCCAGCCAAACATGAACGCCGACGTTCTGATGTCGGTTTTCCAGAATTTTGCCAAGCAGGCTGATGAAGTAACCGGTATTCCGAATTATGTATATGGTAGTAGTGCAGTTAGCGGGGCCGGTAGAACTGCAAGTGGATTGTCTATGCTGATGGACAATGCATCGAAGGGAATCAAACAAGCAGTAGCAAACATTGATAGAATAGTAAGTGGCATAGTGCGGAGACTATATCTGCACAATATGATGTATGACGATGATCCATACATCAAAGGCGACTTCAAAGTAGTAGCAAAGGGCGCGATCGGCCTCATCCACAAAGAGGCTCTCCAGATGCGCCGCAACGAATTCCTGGTTGCTACTGCTAACCCGATTGACTCCAACATCGTTGGCCCCGAGGGCCGTGCTTATCTGCTCCGCGAGCTCGCTCGAGGACTCCAGATGGACACGGAGAAGATCGTTCCTTCACAGGACAGCATGAAGCAGCAAACCCTGCAAATGCAGGCCCAAGCCCTGGCTCAACAGATGATCCAGGAAGCAATGGCCCAGCAGCAGGCTGCACAGCCCCCTGCCCCACAAGGAATGCTCCCGAACGGAATGCCGGCGGGTGGTCAAGAAGCAAACGTAGTCCAGCCGATGGCTATGGCGGACGGCGGACAAGTAACCAAAACAGACCTGGTAGTACAGAACCTGCGTTCTTACGGCCTGGCTTAAGGAGACAGCATGCACGGTAAATCCAAAATGGCAGGCGCAAAGAAAGCCGGCGCAAAAAAGCCCATGAAGTACGCGGACGGCGGCAAGGCAAAAGCATTCAAGCCCTGCCCCGGGTGTCCCACTCCAGGCAAGTGCGCAAAGATGGGAATGTGCGCAGCAAAGGCCAGAAAATGAGTTGCCCCGAATGGCTCCGTAAGGACATGAGTAAGTCGGGGTCATCCGCCTCGGCTGGGCCCAAGACCAAGACCAACTCTCGAGATATGGGTAGCCTGTTCCACGGCCCCAAAGGGTATGCCGATGGTGGTGAGGTTGAGGCCATGAAGCAAGAAGGTCTCAAGGCATCTGCCGATGAGAAGGTTGGCTTCTTTGAGCGCCTCCGCGCAGGAAACATTGACGACCCCAGCTCTGAGGCATATCGCCGCTTTGGCGCTGGCCGAGGACAAGCCGATCGTCAAGAAAACATGCGGGATGCAGCGATGGCAGAGGCATTCAAGAGCGCCAAGCCAGAACAAACAAGCGAGCCAGAGACGATGTCGCGCCAGGAAAAGGACGCGGCCTACTCTCCATTGGACCGCCAGGAGCGGGATGCCCTACCGATTAACCAAAGCAAGCCAAAGCCCGCAGCAAAGGCGGCAGTAAAGAAAACGCCCGAGCGTTCTCTTCCCGATCCTAACGAGAATCAGTCCCAAGCTGAGACAGCAAGACTGAACCGCCAGGCTGAAGCAGTGCGTACACCGATCAAAGGCAAGCGCAATCTAGGTCGCGCTGCCGAACGTAAGCGTGCTGAGTAAACCCAATCGCCAGGTTGTAGCGGCAATGTCTACCCTATCCGCTCACCCTGATTTCCAAAAATTCCTGGAGTATCTCAACGGCAGTCTCAACGAGATTGCTTCTGAAAGCGCAAGCACCAAAGACGAGGTTGTACTTCGCTGGCAGCAAGGCGCAATGCAAGTACTGCAGCAGACCATCGAGTCGTGCAGGAACGCACAGGAGACGCTCCGTAAGTTTCGCTGAGGGGCAACCCTCAAACCCCCGCTACCTGGGGCCGTAGGTAGCACGCAATCAAGACCAGTCCCTGATTGGCGCAATCACCGAAAGGCTTGCGTCTATTAACACTTGGCTGATGGAGAGTAAATGGCAATCCCACGTAAAGTGAAAGAAGCAGCCGATAAGGCTGAGGCGCTCTACCAACAGGTCTACCAGGCAGAGCAACCGGAAGCACAACTAGCCCAAGAGCCCGAGCAGGCTCCCGCGGATCCTCCCCAGGAAGATCTACAGGCAAAGCAAGAACCAACGGCAACAGAGCCCGAGGTAAAGGCGGCGCCACAAGATCCTCCCGCAGAGGACAAGTGGGAACACAAGTTCAAGGTTATCGATGGAAAGTACAAAGCTGAGGTACCTCGCCTTGCAGCACAGATCCGAGAACTGAGTCAAAAGGTAGATTCCTTATCTGCCGAAAACGAAGAGTTGAAGAGTCGGCCAGCAACGCCAGCTCAAACGCTCATCAGTCCGGAAGATCGCGAGAAGTACGGAGACGACCTTCTCGATGTCATCAAACGCGCAGCCAAAGAAGAAGTTGGCTCCAAGGAAGCGGAGATAGCAGTCCTCAAAAAGCAGCTCGAGTCGATCACATCGACAACGGCAAAGCAAAGCGAGGTCAGCTTCTACGATCGACTTGGTCAGCTGGTTTCAGATTGGCCCGCAATTAACGATGACCCGAACTTCCATGAGTGGCTCGATGAATACGAAGAGTTGACCGGAAAACGGCGTCAAGACCTCCTCTCCGAGGCAGAGACATCAAAAGATGCGGATCGTGTGGCGAGATTCTTCTCGCGGTGGAAAGCCCAACAAGAATCTTCCAAAGCCAACACTACCCAGGCGCTTGCCGCGCAAACGGTTCCTGACAGCAAGCCTGTCGTAAAGCCGCCAGCAGGCAAACGATTCTTTACCCGAGCAGAGATTGCGGACTTCTACGCCCGCGCTCGAAGGGGTGAGATCGGCCAAAAGGAGTTGGTGGCAATGGAATCTGAAATCCATACCGCCTCAATTGAGGGTCGCGTTCGTTAGCCTTGCTAACTGCGATCAGCAACAGGCGGGCAATATCCATAAAGGAAATTCCAAATGTCTATTACCGCCAAAACCAGCCCGACCGCGCTTCTGGCGTCGGGTTCTAACTTCCCCCAGTACGCCGTTGGTGGCTCTGCTGGCAACTTCATCCCCGAGATCTGGTCTGGAAAACTCCAGGTCAAGTTCTACAAGTCCACCGTTCTTGGTGAAATCACCAACAACGATTGGGAAGGCGAGATCAAGGGCTCCGGTGACAAAGTGTTCATTCGCTCTGTCCCCACGATCACCATCCGTGACTACCAGAAAGGCCAGTCACTGGTGAACGAGGCTCCGACCTCCACCCCAATCGAGCTGTCGATTGACAAGGGCAAGTACTTCTCCGTCGTTGTTGACGATGTGGATGAGGTACAGGCTGATGTCAAGTTGATGGACATCTTCACGAACGACGCTGCTGAGCAGATGAAGATCGTTATCGATGCCGACGTTCTCGCCGGTGTTGATGGTGACGCTTCGGGCAACAACAAGGGCACCGCTGCTGGTGTTTCCTCGGCTGCTCTTGACCTGGGTTCTTCGGCTTCGCCGGTTGTTCCCACAGCTTCGACTGTTCTCAACCTGATCCTGGACATTGGCCAGGCTCTGGACGAGCAGAACGTTCCCGAAGAAGGCCGTTGGCTCGTTATCCCGCCCTGGATGGCTGCAATGATCAAGGCTTCCGATCTCAAGCAGGCATACCTGACTGGTGACGACACCTCCGTTCTGCGTAACGGCAAGCTCGGCACGATCGACCGCTTCACTCTGTTTGTCTCGAACAACCTCGAGAAGAGTGGCTCTGGTTCGACCGCCAAGTACACCGTCCTCGCTGGTACCCGCGATGCAATCTCCTTTGCTTCGCAGATCACCAACGTTGAGACGATCCGTTCGGAGACCACCTTCGGTCACATCGTTCGCGGTCTGAATGTCTACGGCTACAAAGTAACGAAGCCGGAAGCACTCGCCGTTGCGATCGTTGCCAAGGCAGCTGCAGGTGGATCTGGGGTCTGATTAACCCAGTAAGGAAGGGAGGGGGAAACCCCTCCCTTTTTCATATTGAATATTGAATTTCGACTAGACGCAAAAGGAATAGGAGATGCGATCTGCGGTGTCTATACGGCATGCGGATTGGCAGACAGAGGGCACCTGGTTACTTTCCACGCCAAGCACACTGCGTGGCTGAAGTGGTTCAAGCACCCTAACCTCACCATCGTTCCAGAGAAAGACCCACAGGTCTTTAACGCCAATGCTGGCTATCCGGAGCAACTAGAGGCATCGCGCACTGGCACATGTGAGTCGCGATCCCTGTGGTACATGCAGAACCTTCACACTCTGCACCCTGTAATCAAGGGCAAGCCCCAGCCGGCCCGCCCGCTCGAGTACGAGAAGCTCGGCACTTGTTCAGATCTGCCGACAGACTACATCGTCCTGGCACCCTTCTCTGCCTACGAAGACAGGCAGTGGGACATCCATCACTGGCGCATGCTCGCCAAGCTGCTGATGAACGAGGGGCACACCGTCATAGCCATTGGGTCACCAACCGATGGCGATCGGCTCACCGAGGCGTTTACCAAGTCTGGCGTGAGGTACTTCTGGGGCCAGTCTCCAGAGTGGGTGGTCAATGCCATCTGTAACGCCAAGATTCTGATCGGTAACGACAGCGGCCCAGCTCATGTGGCGGGCCTGTATGGCAGCAAAGCAATCGCATTGTGCGGGCAGATCGACGGGAACTTTGTTTTTCGTCACAGCCCGACAGTAAAGCCCGTCATGCCGCCAGAACAGATCCCATGCCGCATGTGCCACTGGACGCCGCAAGGAGGATTCACTTCCGTGTGCGACAGGAAGTGCAGCGCTCTGCAGCTGATCTCACCTTTTGAGGTGGCAGACCAGGCGATAAAGGACATCAATGAAAGCATCGAACGTAAAGCGGGAGAACGGAAAGCTGATGTACCGGGGCAAGGAGTTCCCGGGATTCAACAAACCAGTAAGCGCACCAAAGGACAGCCCAAAGAAAAAGATGGTGCTGGCAAAGAAGGGTGAAGAAGTAAAGCTCGTTCAGTTTGGCCAAAAGGGCTACGAGGATTTCACCCAACACAAGGACCCCAAGCGCCGGGAGAACTACCTGAAGCGATCGGGCGGCATCCGAAACAAAGACGGACAGCTGACAAAGGACGACAAATTCAGCCCCAACTATTGGGCGCGTAAGGAACTTTGGTAATGGCAACCTTCCAACAAATCATTGATAGCGCTCGCGTAGATCTACAAGACGCAGACAAGGTCCGCTACACAGACGCCGAGCTGCTCGAGTACGCCAACGATGGCGTGAGGGAAGCGTTCCGGATTCGTCCTGACTTTCGCCTGGGTACCTTTACCGCTGCGTTTCTGACCTACACGGCCAATAACAATGTGCCGATGCCAGACCTCTATCAGATGCTTCTGAAGCACTACGTTGTGTTTCGCGCTGAAGCGCGTGACGACGAATACAACAACGACGGAAGAGCTGCATTGTTCATGGCGCGTTTTGAAACGAGGCTACAAAAATGACGCCATACACCTCATTCCTAGATTACGTATTACCGGATGCTCCGGGATGCACCAACGAGGTAGCCCTGCTTGCGATCAAGAGTACGGTCCTGGACTTCTGTGAGAAGAGCCTGATCCTTCAAAGGGATCACGAACCTGTCACCCTGGTACGCGGCAACATCGATTACGACCTCGAGCCTCCCAAGGATCACCAGGTCACCAAGATCATGAAGGTCTACTACAAGGATGCCCCGATCGACGCCGTTTCGCCGGAGGACATCACAGCCGCATCAATGTTTAACAGGAACTACCCTGGCGCCCAGGTTGAAGAAGGACCTCCACGGGTCTACACCCAGAAGGACGCCAGAACATTTTCAATTTACCCGTTTCCAAAAGACACGGAGAAATTGGCCCTTACCTTGCGGGTCGCGCTAAAGCCAACTCGATCAGCAACTCAATGCGACGATCTTATATATGAAGACTATGCCGAGATCATTGGACATGGCGCATTGACCCGCTTGGTCCTATCACCCAACAAGCCGTACTCGAGCCCTAACCTGGCTGGTGCCAGGAACGTTCAGTACACGGCTGGGGTAAACCTTGCACGCCAACGAGCAAATCACGGCTACGTACGTGCGAGCAAACAGGTTCGATTAAGGAATATGTAATGGCAGACAAGATCAAACTTGTACAAGGAAACTCTCGCCCAGCGCTAGTTTGCACGATTACCGATGAGAACACCGGCAACGCCGTGAGCCTGTCTGGCGCTACCTGCCTACTGAAGTTCCGCGAGCTCGCTTCTTCTACCCTCAAAGCCACCCTCACAGGGACCGTAACCAATGCAGCAGCTGGTGAGGTGACGTTCTATTGGGCGTCAGTCCCAGGCTCCCTTGATGGAGACCCAGGTGAGTATGAAGGTGAGATTGAAATCACCTTCTCCGATGGCCAGAAACAAACGGTATACGACGTAATCAAGTTCAAGCTACGAGAGGATTTCTAAATGGCGGCGACGGTTAACACTACCGTCACTGCAGCGTCCGTATCGGCAGTCAAACCCAGAGTCAGTATCTCCGTAGTAGACCCGGTAGCTTCCGTCGAGTACGCGCTGCCGGTGGCGGCCATTGATTACATCTTGCTGGCGGTAAGCGCCGAGCTCGATCCGCTGAACAGGAACCCCTACGTCGCAGATTCGACGGTGGTGGTTGATGCCAGGGTAATTGCATTTGCCAAGGCACTAGCGGATTCAGCGGCGGTATCAGATGTACTGAGCTCTGAGTTCTCCCAGGCTCTGTCTGATGCGGCCACCATTACCGAGCAGATCCTTGTTGCGCTGCTCATCGTTCAAGCATATGCAGACTCGGTTAATACGTCTGACGTTAGCGTGCTGGAGTTTGGCAAGAACCTGGTAGATCAGGTGCTAGTTCAGGATCAAGTCCTGAATCGTACGTTTGCCAAGGCACTAGTGGATTCGGCGGTGGTATCAGATGTACTAAGTTATGTACTAAGTTATGATTTCCCCCAGGCTCTGTCTGATGCGGCCAACATTACCGAGCAGATCCTTGTTGCGCTGCTCATCGTTCAAGCATACGTAGATTCGGTTAATACGTCTGACGCCAACGTGCTGGAGTTTGGCAAGAACCTAACAGACCAAACACTAGCCCAGGATCAAGTCCTGAATCGTACGTTTGCCAAAGCCGTATCTGACGGCGTAGCAATGAATGACCTGGCTGACGTTAACGATGGGTTTGAGTTCCAGTTTGAGGCTGCGTTTACCAACGTGGCGTTCATCAGTGAAGACCTGATACGCGACTTGGCGAAAGCCATTTCTGACCAGGCAAACGTTGCCGAGCAGCTGGCGATCGCCTTCGAGCCCGAGCAGAAGCAAGACGGCGTATCCACATCTGATAGCTCAACACAAGAGTTTGGCAAGGCTGCCGACGAGTCGATAACGCCGAGTGATGCAATCTCTCAGCTTGATTCTGAGAAGCCGCTCGATGACAGCGTATCGATCTCCGAGGTTCTATCTAAGAGCTTTGAGACAGCATTCTTTGATTCTGTGTCGGTGGCAGATCTGTTCTCGTATGCCCGAGAAATTGACACAGCCGACAGCACATCGATCAATGACTCCCAGGTACTTGACCTGGCTCTTGGCCGGACAGATACCGCCAGTGCAACAGACACCCAATCGTTTCTTTTTGAAACGACGGTTAGCGATACCGCGCTCATCAGTGAACACGCGGTCATTGATTTCTCAACCTCCTACACAGAGTCAATCACAGCAGCTGACAGCGCTTCTCTAGCGTCAAGTCTTGGCAAGTCTGACTCTGTCTCTTCGTCTGACTTCTCCAACTGGAGTCTCGACAAGAACCCATCCGATACCCCGTCTCTATCGGATACCTTGAATTACGACATGGCCCGGTCCTTCTCGGACGGAGTCGGAATGAACGACTCGGTGGGCTTTGGATTTACCTACACAACTTCATTCTCAAACGTAGCGTTCGCTTCGGACAGCTCCGTACTGGGAATTGGAAAGACCGTTTTGGACAGCGCAATCCCGGATGACTCCGGCTCGTTGATCTCACAGGGCTACTGCGACCTTACTTACTTCGCAGAAGACTACGTCGGGGATTCCCGAACATTTACATAGGAGCATCAAATGTTGCAAGACAACTTCAAAGTAACCGGCAAAGTAAATGTCCGGATTTTCGATGAGTTTGGAAACCTCAAAGAAGAGCAAGACATCAACAACCTGGTCGTAACCTCCGGCAAAGACTTCATCGCTTCGCGCATGGTTGGAACCTCGAGCTCCGTCATGAGCCACATGGCCATTGGCTCCGGCAACACTGCCGCTGCAGCTGGTGACACAGCACTTGGCTCTGAGCTCGGTCGTGTTGCACTGACCTCTGGAACCGCTTCTGCCGCCGTTGTGACCTACGTGGCCACCTTCGGTGCTGGTGCCGGTACCGGCGCAGTGACTGAGGCCGGCATCCTGAACGCCTCCTCGAGTGGCACGCTGCTTTGCCGCACCGTGTTCTCGGTGGTTAACAAGGGCGCCAACGACTCAATGACGATTACCTGGCAAGTCACCGTCTCGTAATGGCATCTATAACCCTTCGCAGCGTCAAGGGGTCACCGCTTACCAATAACGAAGTTGACGATAACTTCAGCAACCTGAACACGGAACTTGGCGTAACCGTCAAGTCCGTGAACGGGACGACCCCAGATGGCTCAGGCAATGTCACGGTAGCAGCGGGCTCAGGTACTGATCCTGCTGGTACCGCAGTTGCGATGGCAATCGCTCTCGGATAACAAATGGCAAATACCTTTAAGAACTACGTAAATCAGAACGTAGGTACGTCAGCCGCAACGGTGGTTACGGCAAGTACGGCGACCACCGTGATCGGTATGACAGTGGCAAATGTATCTGCCTCGGCAATCACAGTGAGTGTCTACGTGACAATCAGCGCAACGAACTACTACCTAGTCAAGGATGCAACAGTCCCTGTCGGTGGTTCGCTCGTTCCAATTGGTGGAGACCAGAAACTCGTTCTAGAAAATGGTGACGCTCTCAAAGTCGTGTCATCCGCAGCTACGTCTGCTGATGTCATCGCCTCTGTCCTGGAGATCACCTGATGGCTTACCTAGGATCACCGCCCGCGCCGAAACAATTGCAGCTGGATAACAACACAGTTGAAACGGTTGACATTCAGGATAGCGCAGTAACAGCCACGAAATTGTCTAGCACTGCCGTGACAGACAAACTCGGTTTCACGCCTGCAAGCACAGGCAAATCAATCGCGATGGCGATCGTATTTGGAGGCTAAAACATGGCAGCACCAAACATAGTCAACGTATCAACAATTACAGCCAAAACTGTT